AGCTACATCAAAAGTTCCAGCAGCATAGTCAACAGCTGTGACAATTGCCTTATTGTGAAGAGTCGAGGCTCCAGCATTTGCCGAAAGCATAACAGTTTGACCTACTCTGATAGCAATACCACCTTGACCAGCAGTAGTAGTACCACCACCTNCGANAGNTGGAGTTAAGTTATCACCTACTGTATACCTCGCAGTATCACTAGCTAAAGCACCAGTACCTGGAGTTGCTGTTGCACCTACTGTACATTGCGTATACTTAATGTGAAGTCTACCTTGTTCAGACCATTTAATTAAATCAGAATTGGAAGGCATCTCTGCGCCTACCATTCTTAAAAAAGAACTTATACTTCTATTACCATACCTCTCAAATTCTTTTTCATAAGTATCAGGTAAATACTGATTCATGAAATCAAAATCTGCGTTAGTGAGGTAGTTAGAAGCTAGGGCAACTCGTTCTGCACTTGGAATCAAGTTAAACCCTGGGGTTGCTAATACACTCATTTTATTTAGTTTTTAATTATTAATTATTTACGTTTTCTAATTTTAAGACTATTACCATCACTACCTGGTGTAATAGCCTTTATTTGCAATCCACCTTTATTCGAAACTTCCGGGGCTTTTTTAATTGAAAGGTCTATGTTTTTAGTTGTCTTAGCATCATCTGTCACAGAATCTGCTCTTCCTTTGTCATAAAAAAACTTCGCAAACTTATCTGGGTGGTTTGCTATGGCTAAAGCACGATGAAAACCCACATGATCCTTAATTTGCCCATCTTCTCCTAAATAACCTTTTACAAAATTTGTAAAGTCGTTATTAGAAGTTTTAAGCTCCTCAACACTAGTTGGTTTATAAGCAAGGGTGTGATCATCAATCTTAAATTCAAAACCTTTGAAATCTCCATTAAAAACCTCATCTAACTTTTGCAAATAAGTCTTTCTATTTGCAGCAGACCTTTCTTCGTTTTCTTTAACGTTTTTAAGCGATGCTTGATGCTCGTCTAGTTTTCGTTGAGTTTCAGAATCAATACTTGCATCCCTTGACTCAAGGGGCATTTTGTATTTTTCTTTTTCTTTCTCGAAATACTTACGTGCCTCAGACACTGCTTTCTTTTTAGCTAATTTTACTTTTTTAATATTCTTTTCATCATCAAGATCCTCATCATATTCAAACTCTTCCAACATTGACGCAACATCGTCTTTGTCTAAATAGTCATCAGTAGCTTGATAATAATTAGCTAACAATTCGTCCTGATCAACTTTTGAAAAATCTTTGTTTAAATTAACAAAGTCTTCAATAGAGCGACCAGTCTCTTGTTTATATTTGAAATATGCCGCAACATCTTCAGGTAATTCTGGGGATGTTTGCTTGCTTTCAAATAATTCATCTAAAGAATTTATGGTTTTACCATATTTTTCTCCAATATATGAAAGAACGTCTTCATCTTTAAAAGATGATTTTTCTACTTTTTCTTCAGCACTTGGTGCTTCAGCAATTGGCGCTTCCTCTTTAGGAGCTTCGGTAGTTGTGTTTTCTTTATCTACAAACTGCTCTTCGTGCTTTTGTAATAATTCTTCCTCTACCTGTTGTTTAGATTTCTGTTCTACGTCATCTAAAACTCTTACTTTTAATTCGGCCATATTAGATTTAATTTAATTAGTTATACAAAAATATATAAATTTTACATACAAAAAAATTATATTTTACCGCGGATTAAACTCCTCTAAGCTAAAGCCATCTAAGGAATCTTCATTAGATTCAAAGCTTTTAGGTGGTAAATTATTCTTTCGTTGTTCGATTAATTGCGATTGTTGAGTATTTTGTTGGTTTATCCTATCTGATTTAGCTCCTTCTCGCTGAGTTTCACGTTGCTGTAATGCATTTTCTGAAATATCTCTAAGTTNTGCCTGATAGTTAAACTCCTCAGCCATTAATTCTTTTTTAAGTACTACCTCAGCTTGCATTTTTTGAGTTTCTAAACCTAGTTGTGCCTGAATAACTGCTATCTTAGATTTTGTTTCTAGCTCTATTTTTGCCATTTCAGTTTGCGACTTCATCTGTTGGGCTTGTAATTGCGTTTGAGATTGCATCTGTTGCATCATCTGGGCTTGCTCTTGGTCTTTCTCTTGCTTTTGTTTTCTCTTTAATTTAAGCAATTGATTGGCAAGTTTAATATTTTTTATTTCACGAACATCAATGGCATCTTCTAAGTTAATATCATTTTTAGATAACGCCATTTGTATGTTGGCTTCAAGTTGAGCTTGCTCGACTTCATCGGGAGATATTTCTATATGAATACCAAAGTCATATAAATAAAGGTCTTTAATGTCATTTAAAATTTTAACATTATACTTCCCAATTTTATTAGCAAAACTCTTCTTTAAACTCTGCATATTCTAATATATCGGAAATTCTATAAGATAATCCTTGTGATAACTTTCGTAAGATATATAAACTTCCATCTAAAATATGGCGCGTAGCAGTATTAGAATTTAAAGCAGCTAACTTTTGAACCCCTACTAAAGAATCTTGATGAGGTGTACTAGCATCTCGTGCTTCATTTAACCCGGTTACTGCTCTAATCATATTTAAATAATGATTATAGTTTTGAATTAACATTTGCATTTTAGAAATGCCACTATTAGAACTTAGCTGAGTAATAGGAACTTTACCTTGATTGTAATCTCCATCTTGTGTGTAACTTCTACCTACAACTGAACCTGTTTGGAAATAAAGCCTTAAAGCATCTTCTGGGTTGTAAGCTGCGCCAGTACCCAAATCTACCTCGTTAAGGCCATCAGCGTCTATATAAACCCCATCAGGGACTACTCTTGATACTACCTGTTGTAATTTAAGATGGGTAATTTGAATTAAATCAGCAAAAGGAATCATACGAGACAATAAAGACTCAATGTTTCCTTTATACATTCGTGGAGCAACAGCTACATATTCTGGTAAGGCATATTGAGAAGCTGACTTAGGACGTACCATATTTTTTGCCATCTCCCATTTTAAAACAATATTTGTTCCCATTACCATTACTCCCTCATACCATACTTCAATAGTTTTTTCTATCTTCTCAAAATTACCTTCTTCCATTATTTCCTCTGGAGGATTAAAAGTATCTTCTTTACGAATAACTCTTTCAGCCCCAGAGTCCATTGTTTTTTTCTTATGGACAAACTTTTGAGTAGTCTTATAATTAAAATATAAAAGAGTAGCAGTGTCACGAGCAAAAATACTATTTTGATACCATTGGGCTACATTGAAATAATCATACCATGTTTGACTATATTTTGCAATTTCTTCTAAATCACCAGTAGTTAGTGTAGGGTCAATTTTCATTAACTCAGTAATAGGTACAGTTTTAATTTCTCCCCAATAAAAACAATCTTTAAAAAAGGGGTCTTCAGTATAACTATATACCATGTTGGCTGGATCTACATAATCTAACTTAACCCCAGCGCCTGGAAGAAAACTGTTGCTTAGCAGCAGAAATCCCTAGTACCATTAAGTCATAATCTAAACGTTTACGTAAATCTATATATTCATTTTCCTCTAATAAAGTATTAATAGATATTTCTTGTGCCACCTCAATAGCGGGTTTGTATTTCATCTGCATATAAAGACTTAACTCTTCATCATCTGCAGGAAGTTCGCTAGGATCCATTGTAAACATATCTACGCCAAATGTCCCTTGAAGCTCGGAAAGAAAAGGTTTGGCAAGCATTTGTCGTTCTATGTTACTTTCAAATATGTTTTTCTTTTCAGAAGATAAAGCATCTTGGGCCTGACATTTCACATCAAACAAGCGACTTGACATGCCATTAACTACAATATCCACAAACTTAGGCAGTATTGGTACGGGTGTCCAGTCAAGGTTTAGATAAGACAAATCTCCATCAATAGCTAATTCATTTTTATACTTAGCTACCGATTGCTCTCCACGAGCATAAACTCTTCGTCTATTAAACTCATTCCATTGATTGTAAAATCTACATTGATTTCCATCTTTCCTAAACCACTCATATTGAATAGCCTGACCAATCTGCAATCCATACGCCATAGTCTTCTTTTCGCTATCAGAGACATATTGGCTTGGAAAGCCATTTGGTGTTATTTGAATACTTATCTGTTCCATTATCTAATTAATTCGCTTCTAAAACCTTTATTACTATATCTTGCAAAGTTAATTCTTATTTTTGATTGTTTTTGAACTTGTGGTTGATACAGGTGTTTTTGGTTTGCCATGATAGCTAAACCTGAACTTATTGTTGCATCATATTTAGTTCTATTGTTAATATCAAACTTTGCCCAATCTTCTAATGTCCTATTAAAATACATGTTTCCCATTTCGCTAGACTCTCTAAATTTACCTTCTAAATCTAAGCCTACATGTTTTTCAATGTAAGACTCTATAGCAGCAGCATGAGATTGCTTTACATCTTCGGAGCTATTAGGTATTCCACCTATTTCTTTTTCTGAAGAAGAAAGATTGTTTTTGTGTTTGTCAGGTCGGTTTAAACAAAACCCTCTATATCCCCTATTTTTAAAGTGATATAAAAGACGTGGTTTATTATTCTCTATCAATATTGGCATTCCATAAAATACACAAGCCATCAATACATCTTCAAAAAATATCTCTGCGGTTTGTGGTCGTGCTACATATTCAAGAAAAAAATGATTTGTAGGGGCATCTTCCATATGAAATTTTGTCATTCCATGTAATGCGCCATTAGANCCTCCACCACCTACTACCCCCAGAAAATGTCATAGCTATCACAACCAAACGAACCTATATATTCATTGGCAGGGTGCTTGATGTTATTTTTTTCTATAATACGATTTTGTAATGGCCCTTTGGGTAACCAGGTGACTAAGAATCTACCTTTACGATCTGGTGTCCATACCACCCTACTATCCTTTACTCCATTTTCCCAATAAAATTTTCCTCTAGTTAAAAAATGCTCAGGAATTAATCCATCATTATAATCTATCTGTTGATATATTTTGGTGAGGTTAAACAATGAAGATTTACTTTCATCTCTAAATGCATGAGATTCAGTACGTGGAAACTGACGATAAAACTCATTTAAAGCATCGGCATCATGTTTTAGTGAGTCTACTTCATTCTCCCAATACTCTATTGCGCCTTGATATATATACTCATCATCTACTCCACGCATAGCNTCCACTGGCGTATGTAATACTGGATGCCCATATCTATCTATAAATCCTTCCATATTCCACTCCATAGGAATAAATAGGTTATATAACCCACTTTTAGTTTGTCCGTTAGCATTACGAGTTTCTAAACTAGAATCAAAATATAATTTCTTAAAATTATTTCCTCCTTTTTCTAATGCATTACAGGTAGACCCCATCATACATTTTCCTATTACCTTACTTCCTAGTCTCAAAACAAGTTTTAGTAACACGCCAATTATTTAAAATGTTATCAGGCTTAGACCACTTGCCACTCTCGTCATGTATTAGCAATAAAAGCTTTTCTCCATCATAAGAGTTATCTGAAGTGTTTTTCCAGTCAATAGTAGTATCGAGTCCATCTAAATCACTATCTGTAATTTGATGCATATTTTTTTTGGTAATCTTACTAGCTGGAACCCTATAAGCCAATTCAGTTTTAGGTTTATCCATACCATCTTGAATAGGCTTAAAAAAGAAAGGATAGTTGTTAGAAATAGGAACTACCTTATCAGTAAACATTTTTTTTGCATCACCCCCGGTCTTAGATAAAATACCCACTCGCGAATCTTTTACTAAGGTGGCAGTATTTACTGACTCTGATGACCCCATAAAAGAAAATCCTGATCGTCTAATTTTTAAATAACACATTCCAAAGCTTCTTTTGTCAGCTTGACATGCTTCCCAAAAAATATAAAACAATCTATTAGCTTCACGAAAATCTGGCTGTCCTACATCTATTTTTGTCCATTGTAGATACATATAATGAGCGCCAGTAAGATAAGTGGGAACACCTTTATTCATAAACCAAAATCCTGATTCACGCCTATCAAATTCTTTTTCAATATAATCTACCCATTGGTTTTTAAATACCGAAGGTCTATCGTTCCAATGAAATATGCTTTTTATTCTACTCAAATCTTTAGAGTATTCAAAAGCTTCCCAGTATTGTTCGCTCTTAGTTGTGGATCGTTGATGGATAAATTTAGGACACTTAGGTAAAGCTATTTTTAAATTGTTTATAAAATAAATATCACCTATTGTTCCATCTTTAGAAATAATAACAATATCATATTTTGCATTATAGCCATACTCCCAGCTTTTCTTTCTATTCTTAGAAGATAAAACTGTTTTGGGTATAACATTTGGTATAACCCTATAAAGACTATTTAGACCTTCGTTCTGCAAAACCTTGCGTACTTATATTGTTATTAATATTCTTTTCTGATAACTCTATGTTTTCTTTTTCTAACTCGATTCGATTTAATATTTCAAAGGCATCAGTAATAGCTAGCTTTTTGGTTGCTGCTGCATTCTTAAGCCTATCTGCCGCTAACTCATCTTCCGGGTCGGGCTTTATTATTTTTTCTTTAGCTACTTTTATTAATTGCTTTACTGCTTCATATCCCGCATCTATTATTTCTTTTTTAATTTGATTTGATTTCATAAAATCATAGTTATGTTGCGCGTGTACATTCTATATAGCTTTTCTCCATCTACCTTAAACTCATATTCACTTTCAGGCTCAAAACAAACTTTATCTCCTTCCTTTACTCCTAAAGCTAAAAGCTGAGAATTAGTATATTTTACTTCACCCATTAAAGGTTCTTCGGAGGTGTTTTTATCTATATAGTATTCCTTAGAGGCCACTGGTTTAATAAAGCAATAATCCTTTATACACTTCCAGCTACTATCTTGAGAGTTTT